ATCGTATATGGCACATAAACTCGGGTACGAGGCGTGTGGATGTGAAGAAAGAAGAATATGGTTGAATAAACTACTTGGATGTAACGAACGAATACTATGACAGAACAAGAATACAACAGGTTAAAAGAAAGGAGAAGAAATATAGCAGCAAGGGGTTTATCCTCGAACGAAGAAGAACTAAACCACGTATGGAATAGCTATAAAGTAATCACAGGTTCTACTGAACGCAGACCCTGCGGGTGTCCAAGTGCAGCAAGACATTGGCAGAAAGCATTGGACGTGATAGACACCTACCTAAAAGAGTATGACGAAAGAAACACAGAAACGCCTTGATGTACTATACAGAAAACATAACAAGTGGTTATACAGTACAATCTTCAACATTACAAAAGACCCCACTACATCGGAAGAGTTGGTGGGTGAACTTTATTTGTATCTCGGTGAGAAAGACAACAAGGACTTATATTTCAGTGATAGTTTCAACCTTATGTACTGTCGTTCCTTCCTACAATCTCGGTACTACAACTTATACAAACGAAACAAGAAAATAGACATCACAGACGAAGAAATAGAACAAGTAGACATAGAGTATGACTACGAAGAAGATATGAGGTTACAGACAAAATATGATGAGGTTATGGATACAATACAGAGGTTAAGTAAGACAGAGTTATGGGCAAGTGCTTCTATATACCAACTATACGCACTCACAGACCAAACCATAGAACAAGTAAGTAAGGACATCGGTATATCACCAAGTACTACATTCAAGCATATCAAGCGAATACGTGAGTACCTAAAACAAAACATCAAGACACCATTTACAGAATGATAAAACCAGCTAACGAGAATTGTAGGTTTTACTATACAGATGACCATATCGTAGTTAGTCATCCAACTGACCCAAACTACAAGAAATACTGGCTAAAGAAGTTAAAGATACTACACGAGTACCCTAAAAAGGTCAAGGATAGAACACGAGAACAGAACAAAGAACTTGCGTCACGTATACTTGAACTGATGATGAGTGACCCTGACTTCAAGCAGTATATGTTGGAATCGGGTACGTTAGATGATAAACAAGAGTTCCTATATAGACAACACGAAATGGATATGTACGAACGTGGTGAAGGTAAGTTTAGAACAAGAGGAACAAATGAGTATGAATAAGAAACACACACTAAATGGTTAAAGTAATATGATAGAACAGGTACTGATAAAAGATATACACCCAAACAAGGACAATCCACGTACAATAGACAAGGGTAAACTCAAGAAACTACAACAGAGTATAAAGGAGTTTCCTGAAATGCTAAAACTACGTCCTGTCATTGTAGATAGTAACAACATTATACTTGGTGGTAATATGAGATACCAAGCTGCCAAGAATAACGGGGAAGAGTACATCTACATTATACGAGCAGAAAACTTAACAGAAGAACAGAAGAAAGAGTTCATCGTTAAGGACAACGTAAGTTTCGGTGAATGGGATTATGATATATTAGCAAACGAATATGATATAGAACTACTTACAGATTGGGCAGTAGACTTACCTGACTATCTCGGTGAAGATGAAGAAGAACAAGAAGAATTAGACGAAGACGGATTTAGTGAGACATCAGATGAGGTAGAGGTAACAGTAGAGGTAGGAGACCTCATTACATTCACCAAAGGAGAACAAGTACACAAACTATACGTAGGAGACTCAACACTACAAGAAAGTTGGGTACGTTTGATGGAAATGCAAAAAGGACAGATGATATTCACAGACCCACCATACGGAGTATCATACACAGGTCAGAACCATAACAAAGCTAAGATATGGGATATGATTGAGAATGACGAACTGAGGTTAGATGAACTCATTACACTGATAAAGGACTCATTCGGTCATGCATTCGACTTCACAGATAAGGAATCACCCTTCTACTGTTTCTTAGCAAACATTAATCGTATGCAGTTCGAACAAGGACTAAATGATAGTGGTTGGGAAATCAAACAAGAACTTATATGGAACAAGGGAATGACACTCGGTAGGTCAGACTATCATTGGACTCACGAACCTTGTTTATACGGAAAGAAGAAAAACCAAACTCGGTATTGGTACGGAGACAGAACTAAAAAAACCATATTATCACACCACTTCGACCCAAGTAATCTGTCAAAGAAAGAGTTGGTAAAGATAATAGAAGAACTACAACGAGGAAGTACAAATTGGGAAATAAAGAAGGACTCACATACATCATACATACACCCAACACAAAAACCACTTGACTTAGCAGGTAGAGCAATACAAAACTCAACCAAAGAAGGTGACATCGTGATTGATATGTTCAGTGGGTCAGGTAGTACATTATTAGCAACACACAAACTTAACAGACAATTTAGAGGTATGGAACTCGACCCAAAATACGCACAACTTATTATGAATAGGGTGGAGTTATACGATACCGACATAGAGATACAGGTAACAAAAACATGAAGTTAAAGGGGAACAAATCCACACAATTAAAAAAGAAGGCAGTACTACAAGCGTTAGAGAACACACTTGGGGTCGTAACACACGCCTGTCAAAAGGCAGGAGTAGGACGAAAGACATTCTACGAGTGGTTACAAAAAGACGAGGAGTTTAAGAAAGCAGTACAAGATATAGACAACGTAGTACTTGACTTTGCGGAAAGTAAGTTATACTCACAGATAAAGGAGAACAACACCACTGCAACCATCTTCTTCCTTAAAACCAAAGGGAAACATCGTGGATACGTGGAGAAACAAGAAATAGAACACTCAGGAGAAATCAAGGAGATACAGGTCAGTATAAACACAAATGAGCACTCTGACGATAGATAGTACAATCACGTACCAACATATAGAGAACTCACCAAGTAGAGTAAGTCAACACATCGGCGGTACAAGAAGTGGTAAGACCTACGCAATACTACAATGGTTGATAGTACAAGCAATGACTAGACAAGTGGAGATAAGTGTAGTAAGGAAAACTATACCTTCACTAAAACGAACAGTCATCAAGGACTTCAAGGACATACTAACACAACAAGGACTATATGAAACAGAGAGGTTCAACTTATCAGACAGAGTATACACATTCCCAACAGGAGCAAGAATATCGTTCATCAACACAGATGATGCAGAGAAACTACGAGGAGTAAAGTCAGACATCCTGTTTATAGATGAAGCAAGTGAGGTAGATGAAGAGTCATACTTCCAACTCTCAATTCGAACGTCAGGACGGATAATCCTTGCATTCAACCCAACCATCTCACCTTATCATTGGATACGACAGATGGAAGATGTGGAACGCTATGTAACAACGTACAAGGACAATCCCTTCCTACCACAAGAGATGGTAGATAGTATAGAGGCGTTGAAGAACAAGAACGAAAAGTATTGGAAGATATACGGACTTGGTGAATACGCACCTAACGAACGAGCAATCTTCCAATTTGATATAGTAGATGAAATACCAGTATGTGAATTAGTAGGGTTTGGAATGGACTTCGGTTATAGTACAGACCCAACAACACTTATAGCAGTACACAGACACGATGACACCCTATACCTACGTGAACTACTATACGAGAAGGGGTTAGTCACAACAGACATCATAAACAAACTAAAAACATACAACCTCGGTAATACAGAGATATGGGCAGATAGTGCAGAACCAAGACTCATAGAAGAGATATACAGAGGTGGTTTCAATATAAAACCTGTGAAGAAAGGACAGGACTCAATCAGGTTCGGTATAAATGTTATGCAAAACTTCAAGTTAGCAGTACAGAAGAGTTCACAGAATATCATAAACGAACTATACTCCTACCAATGGATGACAGATAAAAACGGATACGTGTTAGATAAACCCGAAGGTGGGTTAGACCACGCAATAGACGCTATACGATATGTCGCTATGAGTAGATTGAGTATAAAGGAACAGAGTAAAGGAATATATGCAATCAACATCAGATGACCAATGGGACAAAACCATCGTAGCATTAGCATACAAGATAGACCAACTAAACAAAGAAATAGAAACCTACAAAGCAGATAGAATGCTGTTAGAAGGTAAGATAAAGAAACTACGAACAGAGAACAAACACTTAAAAGCACGTATAGGACTACAACAAGCACAGAAATACTATGAAAACAAAACAACTGAACATACAAGTACCAACGAAGTGGAGTGGAGTGAGTTTAGCGAAATACTTGAATCTACAAAAACAGATACAGAACTATAAAGAAGACGAACAAGCACTGAAAGCAGTGATGTTCCAAGAGTTATGTGGACTAAACCCACTTGACTTACAGAAGATAGACACGGGTACAGTAGAACAGATGACTCGTGACCTGAACTCGTTTATGAACCAGACAGAACATCCACTACATCCAATCGTAGAGGTCGAAGGTCGAGAGTACGGGTTAGTACCTGACTTATCCCAAATAGAGTATGGTGCGTATTTAGATATCACCAAGTACGATACAATACAGATAGACGAGAAATGGTCAAAGATAATGAATATCCTATACAGACCCGTAACGAGTAAGAGAGGAGTAACCTACGATGTAGAAGGGTATAAAGCAACAGAAGAAGGACACGAGAAATGGTTGTCGGTAGGTATGAATATCCATCTTGGAGTGTATTTTTTTTTATGGAATTTACAACAGGACTTACTCAACGCTACCCTGAACTCTATGAAGAAGCAGAAGAACCTTCCTCAACACATCAAGTCAACTTTGGAAGAAAGTGGGCAGGCTATCAGTCAGTCATTAAACTCACAAACGATAACCTTATGGGATTTGATGAAGTCCTAAAACAACCATTAGAAAAGTGCTTATTATACTTGTCCTACCACGCTGACCTGACGAAGGTACAGAAGTTAGAACAAAAGATGATGCAAAACAAGTATAAATCCTGACTCGTTTGTTATATTACTAAATGAGCTACGCAAGATACCATAGTAAACGAGTAAACACAGGCAAAAAGTATGGACTGACTGCCGGTCTATCCTCTCCAAAGAGGAATAGACGAGCGTGTTTGTGTAACGATGGTAAGACATATAGTAGAGAGTGCTGCGAAGGAAACCTCATCAATCAAGGGATAGGGAAGATAAGTTCACCATATCCTACTCGTGGTGGGTTTAGCAGTGGATATAACAACGGATTTGATATATAACCCATTATGGCTAATAAAACAAAACAAGCATTACGAGTAGATAACAACCAATCATTCCCTGATAATAACACAGGGTTCATTACACCTGAAAAACTACGGACATTCCAAGAAGACATTATAGATAGTTTCGTCAATAACGCAGATAGTGGTAGTCTTAATATAGACACAGGTTCATTCGCAACCACAGGTAGTAATACCTTTACAGGTACACAAACGATAGAAGGGATACAAAACGAACTACGAATAACCGGTGGATTTACGGATGTACGATTAACTGCAGCTCCTGATTTTGTAACAAAGTTTGATGCAGCACAACTTATAGGACAAGTACAACTACTTAGCGGGTCAATCTATGACGATGGTGGGTTCTTTTTCTACAACAATAACAGATGGGAACTAGATGCAAATTCAAATGCAGTCAATGGTATACGATTACGTAAAACAACTGGTGCATTCCTGAATGTTAATGATAAAGTAGAGATATTCGGTGATTTAGAACTTACATCAGGTAGTGCAACAGTAACTGCGCCATTCTTTACAGGTTCATTTATAGGAGATGGGTCAGGACTAACAAACCTACCAAGTCTCGATAGTTCATCACTCGTAACAACACAATCATTCAACGAATATACACAGAGTACAGATAACCGACTAACAAATATTGAGTTAGAGACCGCATCTCTTGATGGTCGAGTTAGTAGTATAGAAAACACAACGAGTTCGTTAGAAACGAAATTTGCCACCTTAGCATCCACCACATCATCACTCAACACCTTTACAAGTAGTCAAGAGACCAAGAATAGTACATTAGAGACCTTTACTCAATCACTATACCAAACAGCATCTAACGATTTTAGTGAAATAACACTGACGAAGGTAGATGGAACAACACAAGTATTAGATACAACACCAAGACAGGTCGTAGAGAGTGTAAAGAACGGAAACGGACAGACACTCGTAAAAGGAACACCTGTATACGCATCAGGTTCACAAGGAAACTCTAACTTGGTATTCCCTGCAAGTGCAAGTGATGCATCAACGATGCCAGCAGTTTATATACTCGCACAAGAACTAGCACCTGATGAAGAAGGACTAGGACTGACACACGGATTTATCAACGGAGTAGATACAAGTTTATTCACCGCAGGAGATGAGATATTTGTTGGTGAGAATGGTGGATATACAAACCAAAGACCAACAGGAACAAACCTGATACAAAAACTCGGTGTCGTAGTAAGGAGTGATAATAATAATGGTAGTGGCGTAATACAGATAGATAGTATACGAGCACTGCCGAATATACAAGAAGGGTATATATGGGTCGGTGATAGTGATGGAGTGCCACAACAAGTAGCAACAAGTAGTATAGAAGAAAATACTGACTTATCTTCACTCAACTCATTTACTCAAAGTGCAGAAGGTAGATTAGACAATATAGAACAGACCACTGCTAGTTTAGAGAGTAGTGTTAGTCAGTTAGTAAATGCAACTGCATCGTATTTAGAAAGAGATGGTGATAGTGTAATAAGTGGTAGTATTAGTAATGGATTTGTCCCATTCGGTGTGGGTGAAAATGAGATAGATAATTCTGTGATGACTATAAATAACACAGGAGTATTCACAATAGGGCAAAACTCTGCAACTCTACCTTTTCCACAAATGCAAATGTGGACTAATACAAATGGTGGTTCAGCATACGCAGCAATACAAATACTTGATAATGGTAGTGGTAGTGCAGGCTCACAATTAGAAACAACCACTTTTGATAGTGTATATGGATTTGGAACACCCGTTAGTAGATTACGAATGGGAAGTCAAAGTGGAACACATCCAGGAGGTGGTGATGGGAATGTCGTATTTGTTGCACCTACTAATACAAGTGATGTGCAATGGTATAAAGATGCACTATGGACTGCAGGAACAAATATACGATTAGAAAGTGGTAGTGCAGAAATAACAGGTTCAGTAGATATACAAGGAACCTTTACATCCTCACTCACCGAAGGTTATGTGTGGGTAGGGGATAGTTCAGGAACATCAGTAGAGGTAAGCACTGGTTCATTCGGTGGTGGTTCAACTGATATAACTGCACTGAATAACTTTACTGCTTCACAAGAAGACCTCAATACCACCTTTGCAACCACAGGCAGTAACACATTTACCGCTACACAAACGATAAGTGGGTCATTAGATATAGAGGGTACAATTACAGGTTCACTTGGTGAGGGTAATGTATTAGTCGGTGATAGTAATGGTAGAACTTATGAGGTGAGTACAGGTTCGTTTGGTGGAGGTGGAGGAGCTGCATTCCCATATGAAGGAGACGCACAAATAAGTGGTTCATTAGGAGTAACAGGGTCATTTAGTGGAGATGTCGTAACAATATCAGTCGTAAGTAGTACTGCAAGTATTGACTTCAACGATGGTAATATGTTCTTACTTAATATACCAACTGCTACAACTACACACATAGAACCAACAAATATACGAGCAGGACAGGTAATAAACTTACAACTAAACCAACCTGCAACAACAGGTAGTATAGAGTTCGCACCATCAGTTAAGTTTGCGGGTGGATATCCATTTATAGCAACAACCACAGGGTCAGCAATTGACTTTATGAGTTTCGTAAGTATAGATGGAACAAATGTACTCGCAACAGGAATGAAAAACTTATTATGATACCAGTAGGATTTCAAGGAGTAGAGTTTCCAGACCAAAGACAACTTGACTGGACTGAATACGAGAGTTTACAGTGGTTGAGAGCAAACACACAATACTTTCACCCTGATAATGGTGTATACTATGATACAGGTAGTATAACGAAGGTAGCAGATTTACCGGCTAACGGTGCAAGATACTCAACATTAGCGAGTAACGGTAAAATATATGCTGCAGCTGATATTGAACCATTTGTTTATATATTTGACCCAACAGATAATACCATAGTAAGCCAAAGTGCAGGAACAAATGTAAGGTCATTTGCAGTATTTTATTCACCCTTTACTGAAAAGATTTATATAAGTGGAGGGCCTAATGGTGCACTGAACATATCTACCATAGATACAACAACTGATACATTTAACTATAATGTTACAGGTAGTATAGCAGAGGCAGCATTTTATCCAGTGTCACCTGTTTTAGATGGAAGATACGCGTATGGCACAACAAGACCTGATGAAAATTTAGTAAGAATAAATTTATTAGAAGATGGACTAACTACTATATCTACAGGTCAATGGACAGGAGACCATAATCAGGGTGCACTAACTTGGAATAACTTTCAATGGCATACACTTGGTGGGGGTGCATCAGGATTTACAATTATAGATGCAGATGACGGTACAGTAGATGAACCCAACTATAATGGTGGTATATCTATGGGAGGTGGTAGTTTTGTGAATATAATACAGCATCCTGATGGATTTTTATATTCAATTAGTAATCAGTCACCATACCAAATACTTAAAATAGACCCAACTAACAAAAATATAGAAGTGGTAAATAATGCACCTAATGGTGAAAATATACGTGCATTTGATTTAGGTATGGATGGTAAGATATATATGACGAGTGATGGTGGTAATGATTTGATAGTATATGACCCATATAACAACAACTACTCATCAGTTGCCACTTCATTTAGTAGAGCACAAGGTCTTTCACCTTCATTAGAAGGAGATTTATTTATATTCACATCAGCATTTAGCACAAATCCTGGTGCATATAAAATACCACTTGTAGGTAAGGAAAAAGTACGTGCACTACTCCAAACAGGAAACCATATTGCAGGAAGATTTAGAGCAAACTACTAACAACAAACAAACAACGATGGCATGATAAAGATAGAAAAAGAACTTGGTAACGATGAATACTTGATACACTTGGAAGGTACAGAATACTACCAAATATGGAACAAGTGGAGATTATTTGAGTTACTACTTGATAACGCAACCAACATAAAAGAAGGTTGGGATAAAGAAATACTACAAGAAATAACAAAATGAGTAACACAATAGCAGAGAAATTGGGACTAACCGAAGAGGAACTAAAACGCCTCCAAGAAGAAGCCCAACAAAACTCAAAGTAGAAATAACACATCTACTTTGTTATAACAGAAACAATAACCCATAGGAGACAACTATGAATTCAGACACAGTATTAAGTAAAATAATGACACTTCCTTCCGTAAAGAAAGAGGAAGT